AATTTGCCCTTCTTGCTATCGTCCTTTGGGAAGAGGTTCTTCATCTCAATCCCAATCGCAGAGCATACCTCCTGAGTTGAGCATCCACCACCACGAAGGCACTTTAATAGAACTTGGTCACTGTCACCGACAGATACGCGAAGTGACGGGTTGTCATCGTCGCTCCTGCATGGACACTTTGCGCTCCACTGATTCTTTCCGTTTTTCGTGTAATCAAGCTTGTCCAAAACAAGATCAATTGGGCTGTTCATTAATATCTCCGTAGTTGTTTAAAATGTAGTCTTGTCGTACTTTCTCGTATAGAGAAGTAAACATATCACGATCAGAGTTCGTCGTCAAATTTGTTGCGCCGTCACCTAGGCGCTTGATGGTTGCTGATAGGACTGGATGCGGCTTTTCATAGTCGTAGGTTCCGCTATAAATCTTCTGACTTATGGCCAGCAGTAAGGTCCATGCTTCTTCTGGCTCCGGTGGCAGTTGCTCGTCTCGCATCTCTGCCATCGTCTCCAATCTAAGCTCTCCCGGTCGGGGAGCCCATCGCTTGCCAGACATTGCCAACCGCCGTACGGTCTTTTTGACATCATCGTACGGAAGGTCGCTGATGTACTCCCAGTAACCCTTTGCCCTGATGGTCAGTGAAGACTGATCTAGTGGCTTGTCCCAGCTAACGCTAAGAAGCTCAGTTATGCTTAAACATTCTTGTTTGTCCATACCTAGAAATGTGTAAACCCCCACCGTTAGGTGGGGGCTTTCACGTACTCCTTTCTCCTAGATTTTCAGAAATCTTCGAACGGGTCGCTGCTTGGAACCGCCCGACCGGAGGAGCGCTGACCGCCACCACCGGAGCCGCCATCATCTCCGCCATCGCGGCGCTTGCGCACCATGCTCTCAATGGCATAGGTGTTGACGGCGATTGTGTCGGCAACAATCTCTACAGTTGAGCGCTTGTTGCCCGTCTCCTTGTCCTCCCAAGTGCGCTGCTCAAGTCGTCCCTTGACGATTACAGGCATACCCTTCTCAAGGACATTTCCAGCATCCTCTGCGGTACGGCCCCATGCTACAGCGTTGAAGAACGAGGTTTCTCCAGTCCACTCACCGTTGACCTGATACCGGCGCTGGGACGCGACTGAAAATGAAAGTCGTGCTCTGCCGTTGCCGGTGACCTTCAACTCAGGGTCTGCCGTCAGGTTTCCAGTTACTGTTACGTCTGCATTGCTCATAGTTATCTCCTATCTCTCGTCTATTTGCAGATATCCATATCGTAGGTCCGTCCCCCATGCTTGTCAAGAGGGAATGTATTGACTTTCGATCTTTACCAGACCTACAATATGACAGTGATGACTATAGCAGGATGGAGTACAGATGACAACCTATAACGAGCAACAAATGGCAATTTATGACTTTCTCGTAGACACACTGGTCGACATGGCCGACGTTCCTCCGGCGGAAATGGAGGAGGCCAGAGAAGACATGATGAGCGTGGTCTCGGTTATATTTGAAGGCCTTGACCTCAAGGTTGTTGGCTCAGATGACGAGGGTCTTCTGGTCCGAATGAACCTTGCTGGATGATCCAGAATTTCTGTAGCTGCCGGTAAGCTCCAAGAAGTGCTTTCGGCAAAGCACATTGTATTCGACAACTGAATTATTATCTATCACGTTGTCTTCTCCAGATGTCTGTATGTCGCCCCCAATGTAGAGTGCGTTATGCGTTGCTCTGTTCCCGCACCAGCATCTGATCTGATTATCTATCTGCATACTTCTATCGGCTAGCTCAAGAAGCCTCTTTGATGCCTCAAACATCTTTCCCTTGTAGGAAGTAAGCAGACCGAAAGCGGTTACTTGAACGTCGTGGACATCAGCCATGAAGGCCAAGTCCTCAATCTGCTTTGGTAGGAAGAACTGAGCCTCGTCTACAAATACGAACCTAACTGGATTGTTGGTTTCTTCCTCGTACTTGGATATTACTTCCACAAGAGAATCTCCGTTATTAACAGAGATGGATACGTCCATGTGGCCTATCCTGCTGCTGCAGACGTTATCCCCGGACCTGTCGTATTTATTGAGGAGTACTGACTGTCCCGGAAAGGCTGCGCTGGTGTTATAGTGGTTCTGAAGAAGCAGCGTGGTTTTTCCTGAAGACATGGTTCCGTAGATGAACTTCAAGTAACCCATAACGCTCCTCTCTTTGTGGTTATAGAGATATCGTATACCTTGGTCAGTCCATTTGTGCGGAGTTCCACAAGGGTGACCTTCCAGCATCAAGTCTATTTGGATTCTGCCCTGCGGGAGCTGTTCTGAATCCACTGATGGCCGGTGCGTTGAAAACTTTCTTTACTGAAGCATTGCACTTGGGGCACTCTTTCAGCGCGTCATCCGACATGCTTTGCTTGTAGTCGAAGTTTCCGCACTCTGGGCATTTGTAACTATATATAGGCATAGCTCTTATTATACATAGACTGTCTTGGTTATCAAGTGGATTCAACAGCGGCTCTATCCGATGTCTAATAAGTGAAGTAGAATATAAGAGACATTGAAGGAGCAGTCATGCCGTTTATCGGAAAATTACGCCGCAAAGGCTTGGGGATTTTTGCACCCGTAGCAATTCTAGCTTTATTTAGTTCTGGTTCTGTTTCCGCAGCCTCTTACAACGTGACAGTTGAGTCCGAATGGACATTCACTCTGAACGAAGCCAAAACCGTGTACATCTACGGCAATTCCAACCGAGCCTGCAGTGAGGCTGGAGCCGACCCGTACCTGTGGTTGTACGACGATGGGCCTGAAACGGCTGGCACGCTGATCACCCAAGACGATGACGGGAACCACAACTTCAATGATCAGTGTGTTTCTTCAAAAATTGTCGTGAACCTGAACGCCGGGGATTATCTGATTCGTGCTGGGTATTGCTGCAATCAACGAGGGTTGGGATACGACGGGCCTGATTATGAACTAGTCATCACAGATGTTGAGTTGGACGGCGGACCAGCTACAACAACCACGACGACAACTACCACGACGACAACCACGACGACAACCACGACAACAACAACGACTGTTCCGCAAACCATCGGGGCACCAACAAACCTCACCCTGACCGTCGACTACTCCAACGGAACCGTTACCGCCGACTGGGATGCGCCAACAGACGGCAACATTGACCCCGAGCGTTACGCCATCGGTTTCGGTCTGAACGACGATGGGAACGCTGGGCCGTACGGAGTGGCAACCGGCAACGTGGGCGACGAGAACGCCCTAAACACCCAATACACGTTCAACGCCTCATATCTGGAGGGCCTGTTCAACGAGGCCCATGGACTGTTCAACGTGATGATCCGGTCCGACAATGACACAAATGCGAAGTATTCGTCGTGGACTCCTGTGTCATCTGTGACAATCATGAATATGCCTGATGTCGTGGATGACACGACTGTCAGTCAAGTTTTTGGTTCTGGGGTTGAGGTGTCGTGGACGCCCTCGTCGGACGGTTTCGTTGACCCAAGTTATTTCCGCGTTGCGTACAGCCAGCCACAATCAGAGGAATCGTTTGAGACAAATACCACGAGCAGCAATTCAATAACTATTCCTTATTCCGCAATCGCTGACGGCACGTGGTACGTGCGCGTATTGGCGTGCGGTTCCGAAAATGATTGTACTATAAGTAATACAATTGAGGTAAGCGTTTTTAACGAGGAGGCTTCATGGGCTACGAGCACAACGACCTCAACCACTGCACCGCAGACGACTACAACAACTGTTTCACCGTCTACGACGACGACAACGACGAGTACGTTACCCTCTCAGCCGCTTGCCCCTCCTGTGGGATCCACCACAGGCTCGCCTCCGCCCGCAGTTATCACCCCGCCGGTCACTACGACCGCCCCAACCTCAACTTCCTCAACGACGACCTCTACTACGACAACTACGACGACCACGACCCTCCCGCCCACAACGACGACGACTACGCTCGCGCCCACAACGACGACTCCACCGACAACGACGGTTGTCACGACAACTTTACCGACCGCGAGCACCTCTTCTTCGATTCCGGAAAGCACTTCGACAACATCCGTACCGAGTGGGACGACTACCTCAATCGCGCCGACCGTTTCTTTGACGACATTGCCCACGACTACAAGTTCCCCCCTCCAGCCAACTACTACGGCTGAGTTAAGGGTACTTGAAAGTCCAAAGCCTGTGATTTCTGTTAATCCAATTCCCGAAAATGCGACTCGGGCACCAGAAATAGCTAACACCACTGTTGAAAAGAAGGCAAAGGCTTCTGAGGTAATTCAATACATAGCTGATGACGAACTGGCTGGAAGTGTGTTTACGGTCGTGGCGTCTGAGGAAGTTACAGTAGATGACGTTAAGGATTTGATATCTAATGAAAGCTTTGAGCAAATTCCGGATGAAGCTAAAGAAGCTATATCTATCGCATTGTCCGATCAGGACAATGAAGTCAAAGAAACCTTTGAAGAAGAAATTAATATTTTTGAAGGTGGATTTGACGAGTATATTCCCGCAGATTCAAATGTACCGGTCAAGACTCGTCGTGTTCTTGTTGTCGCCACAACTGCGGCATTCGTATTGCCCTCCCCTAGGAGTAGGTCATAATTTATCATGTCGAACTTAAATGAAAGGAGAAGAAATGTCAGATAAGTGGGAGTTTACTCCCGCGAAGCATATTCCAAAAATCGGAAGCAAGATAAAACAGCTTTGGTCCGAAATGGGAGATCTTAGTTGGACGTTAGCTGGAACTGGCTTGGTTCTTATAACACTTAGCGGTGAAACACTGAAGTGGGGTCTATGGATGTCCATAGCTGCACTTGCTGTTCACCTAGCAGTGATCTTATCATCCAAGGGAGGTGAATAATGACTTCAGCAAATAAGAAACTTGTAATCAACACATCCATGAGAGTCTTTGCTGTATTTGCAATGCAGGCAATGGCTATTGTTGGTGGTGCTTCAATCGTGGGCGGAATTCCAGTATGGAAGGCTGCTCTATTGAGTGGTATTAGTGCTACAGCACAAGTACTTCAGAAGCTTGCTGCCGCCTTCGCGGATGATGGAAAGATCACCGCAGAGGAGTTGGACGCTGCTTTTGCTCTTTCAAATAAGGCATCAAAAACTTCAGACTAAAAAATTAGTTCTGACGGTCTCTACTTAAACTCTAGTAGAATATAGAACGGAAGAAATTCTTCCACAACAACTTACAACCCTATCAAGGAGAGTATTGCATGAATGAAGTTACCCTGAATAAGCAGATGCTTGAGCGTGCAGTTGCGACTTTCGCTCAGGCGTTCCTCTCAGTATTCGTGGTTGCAGACATGAGCACCGCAAAGACAGCCGCTACTGCTGGCGTCGCCGCTCTGCTTTCTGTAGTCAAGAGCTGGGCTGCTACTCGCGTTGGTGACCCCAAGACAGCATCACTCGTCTGATAAACACCACTTGCTTTACATAAGCAAGGGCGAGTAATCTATACATAGTAACTATATTCGTTGGTGGGGTTGTTTAGCTCCTTTTTGTCTCCACCTTAAGTGGACGAATAAGCGTTACGAGAGAAAGGCTCAGTCCAAATCGGACTGAGCCTTTCTCGTTCTCTTACCCTTCTTCTTCTTGACTTTGATTTGATCGGGTCTCACTGATCTGTAGGATCCGTAGTTCGCTGCGCCACCAAACACAGTCACCCATCCGGAGTGATTGCTGATTTCAGTATCGATGACGTACTTTATGAATCTGTAACTTCCACGGTCTCCTTTAATCTGACACTCATCGCCAACCTGAAGGACGGTTTCTGAGTCAACTCTGAACTCAGTGCTGATGTCCCAATTCTCTGGAAACTTTACTTCCGCTGTTTTTCTTTTTGGCACTACTCCTCCTTTACTTGTCAAGTAAGTTGTCGTACACCATCTTAGCGATTTCTTCCCGAATTGCAACATTCTCATCAAGATACTGTTTTGCATTGACTCTGCCTTGAGCAATATTTGAACCATTGTAGGCAAACCAAGCGCCCTTCTTCTCTATGATCCCAAGCTCTGATGCCATGTCAACGATATCACCAGTCCTGCTGATTCCCTCACCGTAAGTTATCTCAAACTCCGCTTGACGGAATGGTGGTGCAACCTTATTCTTCACAACCTTGACTCTGGTCCTGTTTCCAGATGCCTCTCCATCTGACTTTAGCGTCTCAATGCGGCGAATGTCCATACGCACAGATGCGTAGAACTTTAGGGCCTTCCCACCCGTCGTCGTTTCTGGTGAACCAAACATTACACCAATCTTCTCACGGAGCTGATTGATCATTATCAGGATCGTCTTATTGTGATTCAGGTTGGCGACTATCTTTCGCATAGCCTGCGACATTAGCCGAGCGTGTAGACCCACATGACTATCGCCCATGTCGCCCTCAATCTCCGCACGTGGCGTTAGGGCAGCAACAGAATCTACAACCACAACGTCAAGAGCGCCGGACTCAATTAGCTTGTTGGTTATCGTTAGTGCTTGCTCGCCAGTGTCTGGCTGACTAACGAGGAGGTTATCTACATCGCATCCAATTGCGCGTGCGTAGATAGGATCAAGTGCGTGCTCGGCGTCGATGAAAGCGCAGTTTCCGCCCATCTTTTGTGCCTCAGCAATTACGTGAAGCGCCAGTGTTGTCTTACCGGAAGACTCTGGTCCATATATCTCAGTTACTCGCCCTCGTGGAAGACCGCCAACACCTAGTGCTGCATCAAGGGCAATTGATCCAGTTGATACCACATCGATGTCCATCGACGTGTTGTCTCCAAGCTTCATTATTGAACCAGTGCCGAATTGCTTCTCAATGCTGGCTATTGCGTCTGTTAAAAGTTTATCTCTGCTCATAGCGCTATTGTAGGGGTAGTCCTTTCTCCAGTCAAGCTAGCGATGTTATAATTGAAATATGAGCAAGCGTGGACCAAGGCGAAGTATAGTATCTGCCGTTAGGGTGGGTGACTATGGCGACACCAGTTGGGTTGTGGAACTCAGCTGCGGTCATAGGGTCACAAGACCTCGCAAGCCCAATATAGAGACGGATAGAGTTTCTTGCCGACTCTGCATAAACGAAGATGTTTCAACTGTTGTTGAACTTTACGATACTTCCGTCATTGAAAGCGATGATCCACTGGACTCACTTAAAACCCAAGCAGCAATATCTTCATACTTTAAGGTTCCGTTAGATTCTGTTCAGGTTGGATTTGGCATGGCGACGATATATCTAGACTCCATGCAGATTCGCGACATAACTAAGAAGTAAGTCTGTCTAGTGTCGCCTCTATTGCTACGGGGTTGATGTCAAGTCCAACAAACTTTCTTCCGTGCTTGAGTGCACTTACTCCCGTTGATCCGCTCCCACAAAAAATATCAATGACCGTATCGCCTTCTTCTGTGTGTGCAAGTATAAATGGATCTATTAGCTTAGTTGACTTCTGATTTGGATACTCAACTCTTTCCGGATCCGTGTTGCTCATTGTGTAGTTCCACACCGAACCAGCTGGCTTATCGTCGGGATATCCCTTCTTCGGGGCGAGTCTGCGCTCCCTAGGCATTGCGCTTGGGTTGAACTTACCACGATGTCCCTTCTTGGTGAAGGTAAGAAGGTGATTGTGCCTGTTTGGCCACCAGTCGGTTCTTGGTCTACCTAAACCAAACTCCCAAATTATTTCACCACGTAAGTTTAAATCGTGATTGTTTAGAAGATGCGGAACAACGTAGTAAGCGAGTCTATAGTCGCAAACTATCACCATAGTTCCATCGTCAGCCATGAAGTTGTCGGCTGCGTATCCTAGATCTTTGAGAACGTCGTCGTGCTCAAGTGCGTCCATGTAGTATGCGCTTCCGTTTGACTGTACCTTCCCTGTTCCGAATGGGGGATCAGTGAAGATTAACTCAGCCTTTGGGACAGCATACTCCCTCGCGTATATTCCTACTTCTGTTGCTCTCATGTTGAGTAGCTTGAACGGTATTGCCATGCCACAATTCTATCAGCATCGGCGGCTTAGTCAAGTCTCAGTGCCCCCGGCAGGATTCGAACCTGCGACCTGCGGATTAGAAGTCCGATGCTCTATCCTCTGAGCTACAAGGGCGCAATCACACTATACCGTGCTTCCAAAACTTTTACAACCCTCATAATTTTGAGCATAGTCCACCACCCATTCGTGTGGATGTAAGCGCACCCATCACCAATGCCTAGGACGAACCCGTAAGTAAAATCAATACCCATCTACATCATGAGTCCCAAACAGCTCCTATTTTTTCAGAACTGCCGACGCTCCCCAGATTTGGCTCTGGTAACCCGTGTGCCGTATCCGCATGGGCGTTTGCTAGATACGAACCCTTTCCTCAAGGCTTGATGCTCATCGTGCAGAGGTCGGGCGCTCGCTCAAGCGCGTGATCCGACGTATCGTGTGATCCATATCGTTCCTCTTTGTTGGGGCGTGCCCTCATTGTCAGTAAATTCCAGTACGTAACGCGCCTAACCCACCGACTCTTCAGTAGAACATTATGTCATCGGGATTTCCCGGTTGCTGTTGACCATCTTCTCCTTTTTGGTCTAGTCACTAGTTTGTCCGTAGTGTACATCGGCTCGGGAGGTTGGGTCAAGCTCAATGTTCGTTTGTCCGCTTGACAGTGATTGTGTAAAATACGCAGCACGATGATAGAGGTAAACAATGTTACAAATTAATTGTCCTTCATGGTTCAAGGTTGCTCCCTGTCAAGGAAACACTGAGATATTCTTCTCTACCAAACCTTCGGATCGACGTAAAGCCGCAAACATATGCAAAAATATGTGTAATAATACAGAAGACTGTAGACAAATGGCTATAAGCGAAGGAATAACTATAGGTGTTTGGGGAGGAATGACCGGACCTGAACTTACAAGGGTACAGAATGGCTAGTTACGAATATACAGACTTCGATGATGACAATCAAGACATACTCGCCGTACTTGCACGTGGTGATGTTGAGATAACCTTCATTCAGGTACCAGACAATGCAACAACTAAAGATTACACATGCCTGTCATGGCATGACGAAAAAATGCTTATTGGGGTAACCACCGGGTATCTGGAAGGTTACGTGAAAGAAACAATCTCTGATCTTGTTGTCAGGGGTATACGAGACTGTGATAGCGAAGAAGAAGCCAGCATTCGTGCCCACCAAATAAGCACTCAGTACTTTAGCGATATGCTTTCCCAAGTTCTAGCCGAAGTGATAGTTACAAGTACGCCGTCTGAGTCTTCTCTGGACGACGCACTGCAACGCATACTGGAAGAAAATTGACACGACTCCGTGAAGCAGGTAGACTAGTCGTATCTACTACCTACTAACGGAGAAAAATGAACAAGGAAGAATTCAGAGCTGCGGTTGAGCAGGCGATAAGCTCCTGCAGCGACTTACTCAACAACGTCGATATCATCGAAGAAGATTCAAATGACGAGATGTTTGAAATCGCCGGTGACATACACGAGCTGAAGTCTGTAGTGTCCGACTTGATGTCCTTCTATCAAGATAAAGTTGTCGGCAAAGTCAGGTACCTAAAAGAGCCAGCGCAAATAAAGAACGGAACAATTGAGATCAAGAAGGGCTCAAGCCGAAAGTCGTGGGATCATGAAGCTATGAGCACGGCAGTAGCTCAGAGAATCTATCAGTCATCCATCGACCTAGACACTGGCGAGGTTACTAAGTCGCCAGTAGAGATGATGCTGGAAATGATGAAGTACGGCGCAGTGTCATACTGGCGAGCAACCAACCTCAAGGATCTACACATAGATCCAGACGAGTACTGTGAAGTTTCAGAAGGAAAGACAAACCTAGTAATAAGGAGAACATCATGAGTGTATTTAACGATCTGTCGGAGCCATTCCCAAGGGAAGTTGAGCGTCAGCTAAAAAAGGGTGGGGCAACTCTCACCTATATCCCAGTAAGTGAAATTATCACTCGGCTAAACAAGGTCTTGGGTGTCGACATGTGGTCATACAAGATCATATGCTGCGAGCGTGATGCCCTTGACCCCGACTTCATCGTAGCTCATGTTGAGCTTTCGGCTACCTTCGTACCAACAAACGACGCCCCCGCTCTCACCGTCGTCAAGCACGGTATTGGAGGTCAGAAGATCAAGCGCACCAAGAACGGCGACATTGTTGATCTCGGTGACGAGATGAAGGGTGCTGTTTCTGACGCCCTGAAGAAAGCCGCTCAACATTTGGGCGTTGGCCTTTATCTGGCGAGAACTGAAGAGTCGATTGCTCTTGAAGAGACTGCTGATGCTGCCAATAATCCAATTTCCAACGATCATTTCGACAAGCTCCGGAATCTCCTTAATGGGCTGTCGGAAGATCACAGGATCATGGCCAAGAAGTATTGGGAAGACATTGGGGCAGGTAAGGACTTCGTTGCCAACAATATCACTAATACCATGCTGTCAGATATTCTCAACTTTGTGAAGAATATCCGCAGCGAAGAAGGGCAGTGATGCAAGACCAACTGCCCATAGGCAACATACCCTATGAGCTACCGAAGTACATGTCTCCTTCGTCCATTGGCACGTTCAATCAGTGTCCGATGCGATTCAAGTTTTCAAAGCTTGACAAGATAAAGGAGCCTTCCACCGAAGCTCAAGTTGTCGGTTCATTTGTGCACGAGGTTCTGGAGTTACTATTCGACTTCGACCCAGATGAGCGCACAATGGACAACGCCCGAAGCATTGCTAAGAATCTCTGGCATGAGAAGTGGATGGCCGAGTACGAGCAGCTTGAAGAGAAGTCTGACGTTAACGAGTTTCGCTGGAAGGTGTGGTGGTGCGTTGAGAACTATTTCCAGCTTGAAGACCCACGAACCCTAAAGCCCGGCGGTCTTGAAGATAAGGTTGAAGGCGAAATTATGGGTGTTCCTATTTTTGGAATCATCGACAGATGGTACGAGAATGAAGACGGCAACATAATTGTATCTGACTACAAGACAGGAAAGAAGCCTCGCCCACAATACGAGTGGGAGAAGAAGATGCAGATAATGATCTACGTCGATCTTCTTGAGGCTATAACCGGAAAGAAGGCAGCGGTAGGCGAGCTACTGTACCTCAAAGGACCCAGCGTAGTCAGGTACGAAGCAACAGAAGAGTTGAGAGACTCCGTAAGAAAAACTATCCGCAATACATGGGATGAGGTAATAGAGAGCTGCTCAACTGGAGAGTTTGAGTGCAGAACTGGCCCCCTGTGCAACTGGTGTAGCTTCCAGTCGATATGCCCTGCTTGGAAGAAGTGATGATACCGCCAAAGGAGTTTGCGCTGATGGTGTCGGAAGACATCAAGGGGAAAAGCGACTCAGTGACCCACGATTTGCTAAGAAGTCAGGAGCACAGAGAGCAGTGGAGAGAATCTCTCATTGCCATAATAAACAACGTAAACGATCAAATCAAAGAACTGACTGCCGAAGCCGATCACCTGAGAAACATCTACAACGAAGATTTTGTCACTGATCCAGCAGAAAGCATATCAGCAAAGATAGATAAAGCAGAAAGATTCAGGTACCACGCAGAGAAGCGGTTGGCTGAGGCGGATAGGCTAATATCTGTCGGCGCAGTGTCCAAGGATATGAAGTTGTCTTCATTCTTGAAGGATGCTATAGTTGAGCATATGCGGTTGAAGAAAGAAAATAATTCGTACGACAAAACAGACAGGCAGTTATGGGAAGCGATAAATGGGAAATGGTCGTTCCGCGAAGCAAACGACTGAAGATAGGCTTTGCTAGTAATGACTGGTCTAGATCACTTCGCGACACCAACAATAAGTTGGTTATGGGCGGATCTGGCCACATAAGAATTGGTCAGTATGTGCCAGAGCTCAAGAAGCTAGGTGTGGATTGCGCTTTGGGCATTTTGGCCTTCGATAATAAGCGCAAGCTTTTTGGGGTACACACGTGGGATAACGGTGATCACTTTGATTGCGATGTTGTCGTAATGCAGCGATACATGCACAAGGATGCATTGCGTGACATGAAGGAAGCCATCAAAAACGGTCAAATAATCATCAACGATGTCGATGATTGGTATTGGGGACTCAGCCCGCTGAATGCAGCGCATAGATTGTCTGACCCCAAAAACAATCCCAACGAAAACATTGAACATTACAAAGAAATGATTAAGAACTCTACTGGAGTTATAACATCCACACCATTCCTCACTGAGAAGATGACGAAGTGGAACAAGAATTGTGTAATGCATCAGAACTACGTTCAGATGTCAACCTTCAAAAAAAGAGACCACATCCGGCACGATTCAGGAACACCTGTTGTCGGTTGGATGGGATCAACGTCTCACCGAAGCGGTGATCTACACATACTGAGAGGCCTGTCTTCACAAATATCCAAAATGGCCACTTGGCATCATACCGGACATATCAATATAGTCGGAGTTCCTAAGTTCTGGGATGAGATAAAGGTTGAAGCAGGGATGGTGACTACCACACCGTTCCTCCCTCCCACCGAGCTAGGAAAAGGCGTAAACTTTGATATAGGCTTAGTTCCCCTAACGTCAATACCTTTCAATGACGCAAAGTCTTGGATCAAGGGAATTGAGTATGCCGCTGCCGGTGTTCCATTTATAGCATCTTCCTCCGCCGAGTATCGGCGCTTACATGAGGAGTATGGGATTGGTATACTTGCACGTCGGGATGGAGACTTTCCCAAAAAGATAAAAAACCTACTTGATGCCAAAGTTCGTCAAGAGATTGCTGATGAGAATTACGAGTTAGTAAAGCAACTTGATGTAACAGTTGGCGCTAAGAATCTGCTCGCTGCTATAGAAAGCTTCATCCCATGAAGCGTGGAAAGCCACTGAAGAGGACACCGCTGAAGCGTGGTGAAAGTAAGCTGAAGTCAAAGACTCCGCTGAACAAGCGATCAAAGAAGATGAAGGACAAGTATGTAGAGCGTCGTAAGATTGTTGAGGAAATGCTTCAATCACAGAAGTGCTCTGCTTGTGTGGTGTATCACGTATACGACGGTTACATGCGCCTACCAGACCCAAAGAGCGCGTCCTCCACGCCAAAGCTGGGAGTGTGCCATGTCAGAAGAACACAAGATGTACACGAAATTGTCAACAGATCGCTGGGTGGCGACATTCTAGACAAGAGCAACTTACTTGCAGTGTGCAGGCCTTGCCACAGGAGGATAACCGAGAATCCACTAGAAGCAGAAATGGTAGGCCTACACCTACCACGTTGGTTAAACACACCGGCTGGATTAGTAGAAGCGAAGCGTATTAGAATAAACTTCATCAATGGTAAATTTACAGAGCCATTCTGGGTAGGTGACGATGAGTAATGACAACTGGACATTCGGCATAACAACTGATTACTCAGATGCCGGAAGATTGACCGAAATAGTCAATTCGATACGCAAGCAGAATATACCAAATTACGAAATCCTATTCATTGGAGACGGTGATACGTCAAGGCTTATCGCTGACGACATTAGACACATACCCTTTGATGAGACAGTAAAGCCACGTTGGATCACCAAGAAGAAAAACATTCTCGCAAATGAAGCCAAGTACGAGAATATCGTACTAATGCACGACTATCACATCTTCGACAAGGATTGGTATTGGGGTTTCAAGAATTTCGACACAGACTGGGAAATTTGCTCATGCCCACAATTCCTGATTACCGGAAGACGAAACCCAATGGACTGGTCACTTTGGGATAAGCCCGGTCATGGAAGGGCTTGGGCTTTAGACTATGATGACTGGACGCAGACAAGGTTCATGTACATCTCTGGAGGATTCTTTATAGTCAAGAAGCACGTAATGCTAGAAGAACCACTAAACGAAGATCTTGTGTGGAATGAGGAAGAAGACGTTGAGTGGTCCTATAGGGTCAGAGACAAGTACGTAATGAAGTGCAACAAGCTCAGCATAGTCCGCCATAACAAGTGGCACAGACACGCAGGACCACAAGAATGATAAAGTTAGTTATATTCGATCTTGACGGCGTACTTATAGATTCAAGAGACCTCCACTTCTACTCACTAAACAACGCCCTAGAGAGCGTCGGTGAGCAATATGTAATAAACAGGAAAGAGCACCTGTCAACATATGATGGACTCAGCACATCAAAGAAGCTTTCCATGCTTTCCAAGTCTAAGGGTTTACCAGAATCATTACACGGTGAGATATGGAAGAGAAAGCAAGAAGAGACGCTGAAGCTGCTTTCTTACTTTGGTGAAAATTCTGTTGCTGTCAAGATCATGGAGGAGCTCCGGTCTAGAGACATCAAGATTGCTGTAGCGAGCAACAGCATACGAAGAAGCGTTCAAGTAGCCCTTCATTCAATAGGAGTTTTGCATCTCGTTGATTACATTGTCAGCAATGAAGACGTTACGCTAGCAAAGCCGTACCCCGAAATGTACTGGAAGTGCATGACTGCTTTCAATGTATTGCCGGATGATACTATGATCATCGAAGATTCACATATCGGAAGAATGGGTGCAATAAACTCCGGAGCACAACTTCATGCCATAAAAAACTCTGATGATTTGAGCTATGCTAACGTAATGATAGATATAAACAAACAAACAAGCGAGAAGGAGAAAGGCGTGCCTTGGCGAAGCAATGAGATGAATGTTTTGATACCGATGGCTGGTGCTGGTTCTAGGTTTGCTAGCGCCGGATACACTTTCCCTAAGCCACTAATTGAGGTGCAGGGAAAGCCAATGATCCAGAAGGTCGTTGAGAATCTAAACATAGACGCTCACTACATCTTTATTGTTCAGAAAGAGCACTACGAAAAGTACAACCTGCAACAGTTATTGAATCTCGTTGCTCCGGGCTGCGACATTGTAGTCACAGAGGGAATGACCGAAGGTGCTGCTTGCACTACGCTCCTAGCCAAGGAGATAATAGACAACGACGCTCCACTGCTAATAGCAAACTCAGACCAAATCGTTGATTGGAATTCAAATGAAACCCTGTATGTTTTCACCGCAAGTGACATAGATGCGGGGATACTATGCTTTAATTCAACACACCCCAAGTGGTCTTTTGCCAAACTTGATGAGGATGGTTTTGTATCAGAGGTTGCCGAGAAGAATCCAATATCAGATTTAGCAACAGTAGGTATTTACTTCTGGAAGAAGGGTAGCGATTACGTAAAGTACGCAGAATCAATGATCTCCAAAGACATAAGGACGAACAACGAATTTTACGTATGCCCTGTTTTCAACGAGGCAATATTGGACGGCAAGAAGATAAAGACATCACTTGTGGAAAGAATGTGGGGCATTGGTACTCCAGAAGATCTGAACACATACCTAGAGGAGCACCAGTGAAAACCAAAATTGAAGTCGGTGCCAACTGGGGGGGAGATACTCAGTCTTTGGCTGCAGACGGATCAGTAGTGTACGCCTTTGAGCCTACGCCTTCTCTTGCTGACCATCTTCGTGAGAGGTTCAAATCTAATAGCAACGTACACATAATAGAGAAAGCTGTAGACGAGCACGATGGAGTGGCAGAGTTCAACATAGCGGGAACAGGTGACTGGGGGTGCTCCTCCCTGTACGAGTTCTCTGAAGACATACACTCCAAGTGGAATGGACGCCCAGACTTTCACTTTACCGACAGGTGTGAAGTTGAAACCATTCGACTTGATACATTCATCCAACAGAACGAAATTGACAGCATTGACTACCTGTGGATAGACGCTCAGGGAAACGATTTCAATGTACTTAAGAGTCTCGGTTACTTCATAAGCCGAGTGAAATCTGGCAAATGTGAAGGCTCTTACACAGTCGACTTATACCAAGGAACGAACAACAACGTAAACGATATAGAAATATGGCTTGAGTCCAACGGATTCAAGTGCACGGTCATACCTGACAACGTGAACAAAGAAGCAGACATACACTTCAAGAGATTATGATACTTATAGCTCATCGTGGAAACACGAACGGAAAAAATAAAGACAGAGAGAATTCTCCAGACTACATCAACGAAGCCATCTACGATGGCTACGACGTTGAGGTGGATTTGTGGCGCGTCTTCGGCAAGCTGTACTTGGGTCATGACTATCCGCAGTATGAGATAGATTCAGATTACCTAACTGATAGGTCATCAAGCCTATGGGTACACTGCAAGAATTCCGACGCACTTGACTACGCAATATCCGCATCACTAAACTGCTTCTTTCACGACACCGATGATTACACATTCACACACCGAGGTTTCGTGTGGGCTTATCCCGGAAAACAAGCAGTCGCTGACATAACGATCTGCGTTATGCCTGAGAATGCCCGCGAAATGGATATGAGTGGATTTGTGGGAGTTTGTTCAGATAAAGTATCGGAGTTCAAATGTTTAGAGAAGTAAATTACAATACACCAATGGTAATAGGCACTCCGCTTGTTGCGTGGAAGTGTGAGAGAAACGAAGACATGGATTGGCTTCGCAGGAGACATGCCATCAAAGAGCAGTTCCCCAACGCAGACTTTTTTGCTGCACTTGAGGTTGATGCTCGCGGTTTAGATCCGTTTGCTGAGGTAATCGAAGCGCTCAATGAAGTCGGCGGTACATATTGGACCTACATGATAAACGACAACGAAGAAGTTGTTACATCTAAAAACAGGTGGATAAGAATAGAGACAGGAAGAAACCTCATTAGAGAGTTTGCTCAGCGGCTCAGGAAGATGTCAGAAAATCATTGGGGCGAAGAAACGCCACAAGAGGGCTACGTAAATTACGAAGCGGTTCTCTACGTTGATTCCGACATAGCACTAGGAGAGCAGCATATAGAAAAAATGCTTGAGGTAGACCATCCCTTGGTTGGCATAGACGTTCCGCAGTACTGCCTAACTGGCAAGGTCATAAACGATAGCCCACGAATAGAAGAGCACTGGAATACTGCTGGTATGCTTTTAGTAAACGCTCCAGCATACTACGATTTGGTTTGGCATCATAACTCATTCTTGAATTTAAGTGATGATCCATCATTCCAGTCTGTAGCAGAACGCCTTAGCCGCATAAATGAAGACGGCTCATTTGGTGAACCTTGGGGACAAACGTGGGTCAGGAAAGATCTACCTGCTTATACCAAGCCACTTGCTCCGGTTGAGACTAGGAACATTAGCAACAGAGTATACGATGAAAGCTGAGTCGGCTGTAGGATTAGACCTAAGCCTCACATCCACCGGGTGGGCAACACACCGAGAGACGGGAACCATAACCACAAAGTCAAAGGGAATGGGGAGACTTCTACTGATTCATGATCAGATAGTGGAAATACTTTCAGACATTGAGAGTCCTGTCGTCGCAATCGAAGGCTACGCATTTGCTAAGCAGACAAGTCATGCTCATGCTCAGGGGGAGCTTGGTGGAATTATCAGAATGATGTTGTTCAAGAGCAAAATACCTTGGGTAGAAATACCACCAACCAATCGGGCGAAATTTGCTACGGGTAGAGGCAATGCGGGAAAGTCTGAAGTTATATCTCAAGTTTCTGCAAAGACTGGAATAATATGGAACGGTTCTGGGGCAGACGACGAATGTGATGCTTGGATACTGAGAGAAATGCTGCTAGCAAAGTTTAATGTTTCAGAGTACGAGTGGCCTTCAGCCAACCTAGACG